AGAGAGAGATTCGGCTTCGCTGCGAGAATCTCGCGTGGATTGGGGTGGTATGGACACGATAGAACGTGGCGCTGAGTTGTTCGAGTACGCCGCGCGTGGTCGAACGTTGAAGCCACAGCAGTTCGAGGTGGGTTCTTGTTTGGATGCCCGCCAGCCGACCTCGGCGATTCTGATGCCGCGTCGTTCGGCGAAAACGGAGTCGGTTCTGCTGTGGACGTTCCAGATGATGAACGAGCATCCGGGTTTGCAGGTTGCGTTCACGATGGCGACGACGAGGGAGGCGGCACGCTCGAAGTTCTTGTCCGATGTGCTGCCGATCATGGAGCAGCTGGCGGAGTTCCGCGACGATGTGCACCTGTTGAAGGGCGCGGGGTATGAGCGTGTGGATATCGGTGCGAGTAGTTTCGTGGTGCTCGCACCGAATGACAGTGCGTTCCGTTCGAAGGCGTTCGACATCGTCATCGTGGACGAGTCGGGTTCGGATGACACGAACAGCGAGGAGCTGCTTGCCGCGTTGCTCCCGACGATGGACACGTCTTGGCTGGGCATGCTGATCCTGATGGGTACGGCGGGGGATTTCCGCGACGGCAACCTGCTGTGGAACGCGCTGCATGATCCTGACGCGGGCGTCGTTGACTACAGCTTGGGCGACGCCGTCGACCTGCAACGGCTGACCGATTGGGACTACGTCGCGGAGATGCTGGAGCGTTACCATCCTGGCGTTGGGACGTTGACGACCCTGGCGAAGATCAAGCGCAACTGGGCCTTGTTGAAGCCGGATGTGTTCGCCCGCGAGTACCTCGGCTTGTGGGGCACGCGCGGGGGTACGGGTGGCATGTTCAGTGCGGATCAGCTTGCGTCCCTGTACCTGCCGGTCGCGGTCCTCCCTGACCCGCCGAAGTCCTTCGCGCTCGCCGTCGCGGCGACGGACACCGCCGCGGCGATTGTCGCCGCGTGGCGTGAGGACGGCGAGGGTCGGCTGTTGGTGATCAAGCACGCCGCCGGTAGGGCGTGGCTTCCGGTGGCGGCCCGCGATCTCTCCCGCCGCTACCGTGTGCCGATTGTCGTGGACCCGAAGGCGAGCCAGGTCATGGCGGATGTGAAGCAGCGGCTGGAGCAGATGCGACCGGCGCCGCGCATCGCCGTCCAGGAGTACGAGGATGTGGGCGCCGCGCATGAGCGGATGAAGCTGGAGATTGAGTCCGCTCGCGTCCGCCATTACGGCCAGGAGGCGTTGACGGGTGCGCTGCTGAGTGTGCGGAAGGTGCAGATGGGCGGCAAGTGGAAGTTCGGCGCGTCTGACGATGACGACATCACGGCGGCGCAGGCGGCGACTCTCGCTCTTCGAGCTTTCGACTCGATGCCACGCACGACGCGCGGGACACTTCAGGCGGTAGCTGTGTAGATAATCCACAAAGGATGGTGGGTTTCGTTGTAGAATCCGGCCATGGGAGTCCTTGCCGACCTGCGCGCGTTCGCGTCCATGGCGGAATCCCTCAAGCTCAACCCGCAGATTCGTTCCCCGTATTCGGGCGACCTCGCCAAGATCGTCTACGAGGGCGACCCGGCCGTCTTCGGTACGGGGTACATCACCCGCGCCGAAGCGATGACGATCCCGGGCGTGTACCGGGCGCGCGGCATTCTGCTGACGCTGCTCGCCGATAAGCCGTTGAACGCATGGGCCAGGGATGTCCTTGTTTCCCCGCAGCCGTCCTTCACCCAGAGGACGCCCGGCATCCTTGGCCCATGGCAGCGGATGGCTCGCACCATTGACGACCTGATCTTCTACCCCTACAGCTTGTGGCTGACGGAGCGCGGCGCGGAGCGCAGTGGTCGCCGCGACATTCTGAACGCGATCCACTGCCCGTATGAGCTCTGGCAGATCAACGCCGCCGGTCTGATTGAGATTCAGAACGCGGACGGTGGCTGGGATGTTGCCGACGAAGATGAGGTAATTCTCATCCCCGGCCCGAGCGAGGGTCTGATCGTGCACGCGTCCCGGACGCTCAGCGGCGCAGCGGACCTGGAGCGCGCATGGGTGTCTCGCGCGAAGACCCCCGCGCCGCTCACCGAGCTGCACCTCACCGACGATGTCGCCCTCGATGACGAAGAGATCATCGCGACACGGGACGCGTGGGTGTCCGCGCGCCGCGCAGCTGACGGTGCCGTGGCGGTGACCCCGGCGAATATTGAGGTCATCGACCATGGGCAGGCGGATGCGGTGACCTTCGAGGGCGCGCGCAACGCCAGCCGCATCGATATCGCGCATTTCTTCAACATGCCCGGCGCGATTCTGGACGCGACGACGGCGAGCGCGAGCCTCACCTATGTCACGCAGGAGGGCACGCGGACGAGTATCTACGACCTGACCCTGCCGTACTGGGCACGCCCGATTGAGGCGCGTCTGAGTCAGGACGACATCTGTGCGGCGGGTCAGTCGATCCGGTTCGACTTCTCGACGCTGGCACCGAACCAGCCAAACGTGATCACGGAGGATTAGCGATGACCGATCTTGAGTACGGCACGTTCGCGGTCGACGCGGATGCGCGCCGGGTGCGCGGCATCCTCGTCCCGTGGGGCGAGAAGTCCCGGACGTCCACGTCGAAGACGAAGCCGATCACGTTCCCGCACGGCGCCGTGGCGACCCCACGCGATCCTGCCGTGGTGGGCCTGAACGTCAACCATGACCGATTCAGCCCCATCGGCCGCGCTGATGTTCTCGAAACAAAAGCTGAGGGCCTATATGCGGAGTTCGTGATCGCGGACACCGAAGAGGGCGACGCGTGGCTGAACGATCACGGCCAGTTCGTGAAGCTCTCCGCGGAGGTTCGCGACATCGAGCGGGACGCGAACGATTTCGGCACCGCGCGACTGACCGGCGCATCCCTTGTCACGGAGGGCGCGTTCGCGTCTGCTGCTCTGTTCGCCATTGACGGCGACCCGGACGAAGAGCCGGATGAAGAAGAAGAGACCACCGAACCGGCACCTGCCGAGACGGAAGAAGAGCCGGACGAAGAGCCGGACGAACCGGAAGGAGATGCCGTGGCCGAAGCAACGGCAAAGGAAGTCATGCTCGCAGGCCGCGGCAAGTCCGCAGAGCCTGCACTGACACGGTCGGGGATGTTCGCTGTTCTCGACCGCATCAAGCAGGGGCAGGCATCCGAACGCGACTACACCCTCGCGCGTGCGGGGTTCCAGCGTGAGGAAGTCGGTGGCCTGTTCGCCCTGACCGATATCAAGTACGACGCGCTTCCGAGCGACATCGGCAGCATTCTCCCGCCGCAGTGGATCGGTGAAGTCACCGATGGGACGAGCTACTCGCAGACGTTCGTGTCGCTGTTCGGCTCCGCGAGCCTCACCAGCCTGTCGATGGCGGGATGGCGCTGGCTGGTCAAGCCGACCGGTGGCGCCTGGGCGGGCAACAAGCAGCCCATCACGTCGACCCCGGCGACCTTCGGTCCGGTGAGCGAGGACGCTGTTCGCTGGGCTGGCGGCAACGATATCGCCCGCGAGCACCGCGACTTCGGCACCCCCGGATTCTTCGAGGCATACGACCGGGCCATGCGGGAGAGCTTCTCCAAGTGGCTCGATGAGGATGTCGTGGCGGCGGGTGCGCTCACCGCGGCGACCCCGCTCGAAGCTGACGACCCGGCAGGCCTCACCATCGGCGCGGGCTGGTCGCAGCTTATCGATGGTGCGCTCGCCGTCACTGAGGCGGGCCTCACCCCCACCGGCGCGGTCATCTCCAACACGCTCGCGAAGGGCATGCTGAAGTTCCCACAGTCGGACATCCTCGGCTACCTGTCCGGCGCGCTGAACCTGGAGGGTGGAAGCCTCGACGGGTTCCAGTTCAAGTTCTCCAGCCTCGTCCCGGCTGATCACATCCTGGTCACTGCGCGGACCGCCGCCGATGTCTACACCCTCCCGGGTTCCCCGATCCGGGCGGAGGCGCTCCGAATCGACCTCGGCGGAATCGACATCGGGTACTACGGCTATGGCGGGTTCTTCGTGAACAACCCGGCGGGCATCGTCGATGTCGCACCGTTCACGGCGGCGGCGCGTTCGAGCAAGAAGGACTGAGGTAGGCGTAGGCGATCATGGCAACTTGGCACACGGTAGAGAGCGCTCGGGATCAGTGGCCCGACGCTCCGAGCGACTTCGGGGATAGCGGCGATGACACGCTGCTGGAGTTGCTTGCCGTTGCCCGGGAAGCTGTGGTCGCCTACGCACCACCCCCGCCGGCGGACGCTGATCCTGAGGTGATTCCGGACGGCTACCGGACAGCGCAACTCAAACAGGCACGGAACGCGTGGACGACTCAGCGGGTGTCTCAGGATGGTTTCGCGGACGGTGGCCAGTTCGGTCTTGAGTCACAGTTCCTGCCGTGGCATCAGGATGTTCGCCCTAAGTCGGGAAGGCCGTGGATCGGATGAGCGCGCGCACTGCTCTCATCGACTACCTGACGGGTCTGCTCGCCGCTGAACCGGCGCTCGCGGACGTTCGCATTATCAAGTCGGTCCGGTTCGTCGGGGAGATTTCCAAGCCGATCCTGATCGTGAAGACGAACAGTCTCAGCAAGATTCCCGCAGCCCCGCGCGCCGGTTTCCTCGGCTCTTTCACTCTCACCTTGGTCAGTCCCCACAAGGATCTGGACAAGGCCGAAGACGACCTGGAGGCGCGCCTGGAGGTGCTGCTCCCGAAGCTGTTCACCTGGGGGCTGCTGTGGGAGTCCGCAGATCAGGCGCAGTACGACGAAGACCGTATCTGCTACGACATCACCACCCAATCGGTACTCAACTAAGGAGACATCATGGCGTTTCAGCCTTTCATTCTGGGCGCTTCGGTGCTCACCCTCGACGGAGAAGCGTATGAGGGACAGATCAACAGTGCAGTGTTCACGCCGTCCTCGGGCGTGTCCACCTGGACGGCGATCAACAGTGATTCGTACAGCTTCACTTCCCCGGCTACGTGGACTCTGGACATCGGCCTCGGGCAGGACTGGCAGGACGCGGAGTCCCTGTCTCGCTACCTTCTCGAATCGGAGGGCAGTGTGGTCGCAGCCGTGTTCACTCCCATCGAAGGCGGCGCGACCGTGACCGCGAACGTGTCCCTGTCACCCGGCGCGATTGGTGGCGACACCACGGCCGTCGCGGGCGGCACCGTCAGCCTCGGCTCGTCGAAGCCTGTGGTGTCCCCGGTGATCCCGCTCGCGGACGACGACGACCTGTGAGCCAGTGCGCATCGATGTGCAGGGCGACGAGGTACTGCAAGGCGTAGTCATCGCCCTGCAGCGCTCCGACGCGGAGACACGTAAATCGATCCGCACGTACACCAAGTCGGTCATGACGCGCCCCTGGCTGGACGAGATCGACAGGCGGGCATCCACACGGCTGGAACGTCGCGTCATCGGCGCCACGGCGACCGTGGCCGTGTCGGATCAGAACATCCGTATCCAGTCCGCCGCGAAGGGCCGGAAGCTCTCCGGCGGGCTGCTGCCAAAAGCGGACTACGGGCCGGTCGAGTTCGGCGCTGCACACCGCAAGGTCACCTACACCCGCAAGGGGCACCGGGTGACGCGCAACACCACCGCCCAGTTCAAGCCGCGCAACCGCTCCGGGTACGTCTTCTATCCGGCGGCGAAGGAAATGATTCCTCGGCTCGCGTCCCTGTGGGTGCAGACCGTGGTGAAGACGTTCGCGGACATCTTTGAAGGGAAGAGCTGAGCATGGCACTGAAGCTTGACGTGCTCGCGAACACCCGCCAGTTCGTGCAGGAGATGAAGAAGGCCGGTGCGTCTTCGGAGGATGTCACTGACGCGCTCGACGAGCTCGCGCGGCAGGGCGACAAAGACCTGGAGAAGGTCGAAGACTCCCTGAAGGAAGTCGCACGGGCGGCGAAGACATCCGGCGACAAGGTCGGACGCGGGCTGAAGGACGGATTCGACGAGGCGAAGGACGAAGCCAAGTCGTCCGGTAAAGAGGCAGCCGCCTCGTTCGACGGATCGTTCGAGTCTGTCGCTGATTTCGTCCAGGAGACACTGGCGAACGCGTTCGAGGGGTTCGGCCCTATCGGTGCCGCCGCAGGTATCGCCATTGCGGCGACGTTGGGCGCTGTGATGGCTTCGGCGGTGGAGGCACAGGAGAAGCTCCAGGAGGCACGCGAGGCCGCAGGGGAGCTTGCACAGGAGCTCTACGACAACGGCGGGACACTGCCGATGCAGACGGCAGTGTCGAACCTGTTCGAGTCGCTGACCAAGGAGACGAAAGCGAACGGCCCCGTCCAGCAGCTGCTGGACCAGTTCCTCGACTTCGGGTCCCGTGTCGACTCGATCAAGACCGCCGCGAAGCAGGCCAAGGTTCCCCTGCAAGACATGGTCAAGGCGATCTCGGGGAACGACATTGGCGCGAGCAAGGAAGCGCTGAAGAAGGTCAACGATGAGCTGAAGAAGATGGAATCCAACCCCACGACGGCGTGGGTGTGGGAAACGGCACCGCTGAAGGATATGCAGTCGGCGCTGGAAGTCACCATCGAGAAGGCGCGGGTCGCTGACGAGTCGCTGGGCCTCGTCGGCAAAGGATTCCCGAACGCGGAAGCGTACATCGCGAAGATTGACGAGATCGGCGGGGCGTGGGAAGACGCCGCCACCGACGCGTCGGACTATTTCGTGGAGGCGGAAGACGGCACCACGTCGTTCGATTGGAATTCATACCTGACGAACGCGGAAGCCACCCTCACCGCGGCGAACGACTACAAGCGGAAGATCGTGTCACTCCCGCCGGACATCCGCGACGAGGCGGAACGCGTGTTCTCCGAGCAGGGCGCAGTGGCAGCGAACCAGTATGTGGACGCGTTCGTCGGGGCGAGCAACTCCGATAAGCAGCGGTTCGTGAACGCCGCCGCGAACAATGGCACCGCCGCCGGTGAGGCGGCGGGGAAAGCGATCATCGA